GTTCCAGCAGTACCATTGACATATGGTGTCACAGTTCCAGTAGTGTCTCCAGTTGATTCACTTTTCCAGAACATCCCCAATCTGATCAAAGTATCGGCAACTGTAGTTCCAGCAGAAGCGGTTGTAGTTTGGGTTGCGCCATTGCTTGTTTCGAAACCAAAGGTCAAAGCACCATTCGTTCCAAAGAATACCGCACCATCATAGTTCGCAGCTGGTCCACCTTCATCATCTAGGATCATATCTGCTCCTGCTGCTTCCGAAAGGCCCATAATCCAGTTACATTTGTTTGTTGATCCTTGAGGAATCGCTATCTTTGCTTCCAACCAGAGAGATTTACCAGCAGCAAATTTCCACGATTCAGCTTTTGAACTCATGTAAGATTCATCATTATCATCACCATCACAGAACTGTTGATAAACCCCACCAGCAACATCAAGAATTGACTCTGAACCAGCTGCACCATCATCCTCAACTATAACCCAAGGACCAGTTTGAGCTGCTTTTGTAGATGTTTGTGAGAAAAAATCATCATAGAATACATGAGCGACTGAAGGATCAGAAAGAGCAACTAAAGGACATAGTTGCCATATAGACCCATCTTGGGTAGGACCATACACTTCATCTCTAAAGGTATGGTTGAATTGTTTCCAATAACCTCGTGTTTGCATAATTGCCTCCTGAGCAAAATGAGCTACCGCTCAATATGCACGATTAAATTGTTTATTTTGTAGTTTTTCTTATAGTTTTTCTGACCATCTTATCGACTTTTGGAGCTTCCACATCTTTTACTTCAGGCTCCACTATATCGATGGTTTCCTTAATTTCCTCCTTTGGCTCCTCAGCTACTTCCATTTGTTTGATCTCCTCTTGTGGGAGTTCATCAACTATTTTTTCAATAACAGGTTCAACAATGAGAACTTCTTCCACGATATCTGCTATATGCCTTTCATGCATATTAAAAGCATCCACTTGGCTAAGTCTTATGGTTGCTCCAGCAGGATGTCCATTAAACTCTTCATGTAAAATCACCTTCACTAATTTATTTTCCATGTTTCCCCCATACTATTTGCTAAACTTCAATGGTCGTCTTAATAATTTAGAAACCTTTTTATCGTCCTGTTCTTTTGAAATTTCTTTAGCAACATCATCTTTATTTTTTGATTCAGTTTCAGATTTCAGTTCTGTAATTTCATTATCAACAATATCTGCCTTTGGTTCATCTATAATTTCATTTTGTTTTAACTCAATGTTTCCATCTGTTTTTATTATCTTAGCAGCACCTCTTTCTACAAGAGTCTTGGCAAAATTTTCCTTAAGCATAATTATTGATCCAACAGGATGACCAAGCCAAACACTTAAAAGTTTTACCGTTACTGTTTTTTCTTTTCTTAAAATAAACATAATTACTCCGTTGTATTTAGGTGAGACTCTATTGGTTAATTCCTGGAAGAGTCTCAACCCAGGTTTTTGGAAGGAAGGAGATCACATGCACAAAAATAATAATAGTCCTCTTTAATTAGAGGACTATTAATTGCATTATGCCATCAATGTTCCTATATCAGTTTCAGCAGTAATGTATCTCGGTTCGGAAAGGAGATACAGAACGGTTAAGAGTGAAGATCCAGTACCGGCTGCAACAACATTGACTGCGACAAAATTATGATCTGCATTAAGAACAGCTGTATCGAACTCAACTATGTTAGCCAAATAGTTTGTAGCAGGCCATGTCCACGTATTACTGGTTATCGCGGTCTTTGTCCATGTAGCTGAAGCAGCACTGGTTGCAGTACAAAGATACCTATAAGAAATAGGTACATTGTCTGAACTCACAGAAATGTCATCAGCAGCAGACTGTTTAATTGTTACTGCACCAGAAGCACCACCAAATGCCCCACCAATCAGGATGATTGTCACATGACCATAATTCTCGACATTGACGGAATCACCTAAAAGGTATGTAGTATTATCAAAACCTGTAGTTTGGATGCTTACTGGCCATGCTCCAACAAAAGGTTTTACTGTATCAATCAGTTTCATTTTAAAAATCCTCCTTAATAAAATTTTTTATAAGGTAGTGGATGAACACCTATCACCCACTACCATCTTTAATAGTAATTACCTTGCAGCAATTCCAACAAATGGTGATAACGTTGTAGCGCTATACCTTCCAGTAAGAGCTGCTGGCCACCATGGCTGTCCATCTACTCTGAATACAAACCGGAAAGCCGTCTGATCATAATCAAACTTCAAGTGAATTGAAGAGGCGAACTGTACAGTTGCACCACTTTTCTGCCCTACTAAATACTGTGACCAGTCACAGAACAGAATATCGCCAAGATCACCAACTGTGCGGCAATGTTCTGTCCAAATCAATGGTTTCCCCATAAGGGTATCAAATGGTTTCCCTGAAAGACCACCAGCTGGCAGATATGCAGGAGCACCACCAGTACCAACAGCAAGACTCATAGCAGACAACTGTGGGAAGCAGTCATCATTTGCCATAAATACTGCATTGGTTTTGTCATACATACGGGAATACATCTTTGTAATATTCTCATAGAGAAGTGTGTCAGCTTTCTGTCCACCTTCAGCAGCTACTGAGATCAAACAAGGAGCATTAATTACCCCAAGTGGTTTTGCAACGCCAGACCCATTCAGGAAAGCATTGTCAAGTTGCCAAGCTAAAGCATCACTAAACATTCTGGAAAGCAACGGCTCCAATGTAATCGGTGAGTCTTCAAGTATTTCATCCGAAGCATACACAAGACCAGCCATCTTTTTCAAGCGAAGCTGGATCTTTCCAAATGTCGGACGGGTTTCTGACTTCTGAGCTTCCTCATCAAGCCATTTGAACTCTATCCCACCATGCACCAAACCACCGGAGCGATCAGTACCAGAAATAAAAGGAATATTAATCGCATTCGTTGCCATAGGAATCATCATTGCCATATTAAGGATGTTGCTCTTCCTAATAGCAATTTCAAGAATCTGATTCCTGAATTCTTCTGGAATCAGGTATCCACCATACTCGCCTTCATTTTCATTGGCCCCAGTACCAGCTGCTTTTGTAGTAAGAGAATCAAGCCTCTTATCCACATTTCTGCCTCTTGAAACTTCAGCATTTTTTGTAGCAATTGCAAATTCAGAAAAGGTTTTAAAACCAGCCGAAGGATCGTCTGTTTTCTGCCTTTCATCATCATCAACAATTACATTTTTCATATTAATTTTTTCACTTAACACTTTTTCAACCACATCCTTGACCTGCTCCATAACAGCATCAGTAGTTTTTGTTCCCTGTGCCTCAAGAGACTTTGTGATCTGGTCTGTGATTAAAGCCCTCAATTGTTCCATATCCAGTTTCATTTTAAAAGTCCTCCTTAATTAGGTTTAATATCATAGTTCAAAATTGTGAACATCTCTGATCCAGACCGGATCTAATGTCTCTTAAGCAAAAACTTTGCCAGTCTTTTTAGCTATTGTTTCACGTACCGCTTTGACAACATTTTTCTCTGTCGATATCGTGGACTTAACAGCAGTATCGATAATTTCTCTTACAGATTTTTCATCAAGCTCTATTAATGAATCATCTTCTTCGATCTCATCATCAAATTCAAATTCATCATCTTCTTCTAAATCAGTTTCATCTTCTTCAACATCAGTTTCAACAGTTTTATTTTCAACTTCTATTTCATCAATTGATTTTTCAGCAACATCATAAAGCTCAACCAATGTATCGATCGCTTCTTGCATTTGATCAATACAATTAGAAATCATACTTTTACTTTTTGTAAGTAATATTTGTTCATTTTTGTTAACAACTTCTTCAAGATCTTTTGTATTTGTGATTTCATCATCAATTTCCATTGTTGCAAAAGATTCTTCGCCATATCTATTTGTTACCCAAGATTGTTGAACTGATTCGGGTATTCCATCAAGTATCGCTTTTTTATCAAGGCTATCATATTTATAGCCAATCCTGAAATATTCTGCTGGATTTCCATTTGTATGTTTACTATAAACAACAAATCCATCAGGATAATTTGATGGAAATAAATCTACAACAGAATAATATGGTTTTGGCATTTCTGTATTTGTTGGGATATCACTTGTTTCTTTTTCTTTAGTTTGGTCAAAAAACACTCTACCGAGAGCATCCATAATATCATATACTGATGGGGATCCATCCTTGTCTGCCGTTTTAATTATTTCAGGTATTTCATCTTTTTTCTTCTTTTCTTTTTCTAATTCTTCTTCATCTTCAGATTCTTCATCAATCACTTCATCTTCAGATTCTTCATCAATCACTTCATCTTCAGATTCTTCATCAATCACTTCATCTTCAGATTCTTCATCCTTAGGTTTTTCTTCATCCTTAGGTTTTTTAGCTTTAGTATCATCAGATTCTTCAGGTTTTGTTTCGATTACTTCTGATTTTGTTTCTGGTTCTACTAAAGGTATAACTTCTTTATGATGTGATTCTTCATCAACAGTAATAATTTCTATTACATGTTCAAGCTCTTCTTTAAATTGTTTTGTTTTGACTTTTCCTTCTTTAACATATTCTACTAAAGCTGAAGAATTTGAAGGAATTGGCACACAAGAAATTTCTAAAAGGTCAATATTTGTATAAACTTTTTTAAGGTTCATGCCTTTGTATTTTGCATCTGATGGATTTGCAACAAACCCATCAAGTCTTGGAGAGAAGCCAACAGAAAATGCATTCATTACTCCTTCTTTATATAATTGATAGCACTCTTTACCTCTTTCTGTACTAGCAAATTTGGCTTTGAATTTCAAGCCATTTGAATCTGACTTTACCCATAAAACCTTTCCAACAGGGGGAACATCATATTTATGGCAAAGCATTAGGACAGGATTTTTACGGTAATTATCAAGATTCCATGCTGATGTCTCGATCAATTCCATGTCCCTATCTGGAATTGGCTTGGAACCCCACCCAACAACTGTTCTTTCATCGTCATTGGATTCGGACTTCTCTGCAATGATAAATTTTTGGATAGTCATATTTATTCTCCTTATATATAAAATATTCTTAAACAGTTTAGAAATTTATTTTCATTATCTTTCCATTAAAAATACAATCATGTAAAAAACTTTCTAAGTCCTTTAATTGTTTTGCCTTCAAGTTTATTTAGCCCATCAATTCTAATAGTCAGAAAATCGCCAAGGTCATATTCATTCTGTGAAAAATCTTTTATTCCATAATCACCGAGTAATTTTTTTGTTTGTTTTTGCCCCATATCCAGATATTTTTGTAGAAAGGCATCATAAGCATTATACTTAATGGTTACCATAATTTTTTCTTTGCTTCTCTTGATATTAGATATATCACCAGCCAATACTCCTAAAGTAAATTTTGGTGTAACATAACTTATTTCTTTCACAGAAGCTTTAAGATCCCTTTTAAGATTACTGTTCATATCTGCTTTGTCTATATTGTTATATAATTCTTCCCTATATTTTTCAAATTTTGTATTATCTTTATTTTTTGCTGCCAATCCCATTTTAACTAAAGAATCTTTGCCTTTATCTACATATTGGAACATAGAAGGAAGTTTGTCATTAGCAAATAAAGCAAGATTGTCAGATAATCTTACTGATGTACCCAAAATGTCATTTTTATCTATCGTTGTTGAATCATGTGTTTTGACTATTTCAAGTATTTTGTCGTATTGTTCACCAGAAAATATTTTGTTTTCATTCCACATAGATTTTTGGCTACGTAATATTTGTTCAGAATAATCTTTATGTTTTGTTGATTCTCCAACTGCTTCTAGGCCACCTTTTCTTACCCCAGGAACAGTATAGCCAACATCATGGTTTATCATTATAAATTGTCCCATTAATTTATCAGTAGTAGAAGTATTTCCATCATTAGCAGCATCCATAATGTCATTCATTCTATTTACATTTCCTACAATATGCCTTATGCCATGATCAGTAAATTGCTGTCTATTAGACTCTATTTCTTGATTGACTATTTTCTGAATAGAATCAACCATAAGTGCATTCATATCTTTAGCTGATATATTTTTTAATGACGGATCTAACATAATATCAGTAGTATTATCGATATAATCTCTTGCCAATTTATAACTGTCAGTAGAAAGATATTTAGTATATTGACCAAGTTCTTGTTGGGCATTTTTTGATATTGCTTTAACACTCTTGTTATTTAACTCTCCGTCAACATCTATAAAATTTGGCTTCCCAGTTGCTATTTCAGAAAGATTTTTCTGCATATTGTCAATGGAGTCTTTATAAAGAGCGTCCTCAGGTTTTTCTAAAGGTGGTGCTGGAGTTGTAGAACCACCTGAACCGCCACTGCCCCTGGCGGTTCTTTCTGCAATCAATCTAGCAAGAACTGATCTTTTTCTTTCTTCACTCATCTGTGAAAGAGCTCCTTGTACCGTTGGTGACCAAGTAAACCTTGGGTCATTAGGCCCTGACCAACTTCCAGAGCCTTCGCCACCTTTAGTAATTTCTAAATTTTTATAATGTTTTACAAATCTATTTATTGCTTCGAAAACTGCATTTTTTGCTTCTGGTATAGTATTATAAAATTGATGTTTTGAAATAGTAGCATCTTGTGGTTGTGTTCTCGCTCTATATTTATTGCTTCCAAAAGCGTTTTTAGTAACAAAACCATATATTATATAATCTCTTTTAGAATTTTTTACAGAATATGAAGTAACTAAATCACCAGTTGAACTTTTCTTCCAATTTAAATCTTTATCATTCAATTCAACAGTAAATCTAGGATCGCTAGGTCCATTCCATGATCCTGAGCCAGGACCGCCTTTAATTAAAGGAGCCGAATTTAGGGATGCACTTTGAGAAGATCCGCTTGTAATGTTTATCTTCTCTTTTTTGTTCAAGTGTTCTTTTCGTGTGCTGTCCCTAAATCCAGCAATTTCATCTTCCCATTCTATGTCGTCACTTTTAAGAAAAAATCTATTTTTTTTCATATAACCTCAAGAGTTAAATTCCCATACCCATCATTATTGACTTTATATTTGTAGCCCCTATCTATTAATAATTCATATTCTCTTTTACCTGGCCTATATTTTGTTTCAACAAAAAAAGCCCTTGTTCCTTTTGGAACCTTAATTTCTATTACATTTGGAAATGGTGTATCTTCTTCTTTAATTGGGTATAATACTTTTGGTGCAAGAGTTGTTGAAACAAAGCCTTTATCAATAAAAGTTTTACCAGATTTTCTTTTAAGCATCTTATAAACATCTTCATCAATTCCTCTTGCTACTATAACAGGTTTTGGAACAGAGCAATGCTTCATAAGATTATCTAATCCATTTATTGAATTAGCAACTTGTATATTCAACATACCTTCTAAACTTATTTTACCATGTCTAAGTGTATTATTTATAGATTGATTTTCATAATTTACATATTCGTTTATAGCATGATGAGATTCATAAGCATCAGTTGATTTTGAATTTAAATATTTGTTTGGTTCTTTATTTACTTCTTTGCCAAACTTTAATGCATTTGAATAACAATCTTTTTTCCATCCGCAAGAATAATAGCCATCTTTTCTTTTTTTTGGAGCAGCTGCACTTCCTCCTCCTTCCACACTGCCTCCTACCATTCCCGGTCTGCCAACGTGACCGAAGTTTCCGGAACCAGGACCGCCTTTGGGAATAACATCTGTTGGAATAGTGAATACACCATTTTCTGGTTCATAATCTTCTATACTTTTTTTCTTCACATTTGCTCCTAAATATCTTTTTGCTTGACCCCAAGAAAAAGAAAACCAATTGCCTGATTTTTTTGTCATGCCTATTTCTTTATAAAAGCCAACTGCAGAAGTTGCTGACAAAAGATAAATGCCTTTGTTTTCTTTAACAGCAACTTTGCAAATTTCCTTTATCATCTTTTCTCCAACACCTTTTTCTCTTGTTGCAAGACTTGAAA